AGAAGACTTGATCATCAGACTGCTTAACCATGTTGGATTTTATCCAACCGAATGAACCACACGGCAAAAGCCCCCTGCCGGAATGACGGGGGGCTTCGCATTTTATAATCCTCGGTTTTTGCTAATGATTCATTTCAAACTTCCCCCTTTCCCGCAACAAGCGGAGTTAAGGTCCCACAACATTTTCTCTTTGTAGGCCATGATATATTCTGTTAGAAGTCGCAGCGGTAACGTCCTGTACTCCCCCGGAAGGCTTATTGATTGCCTTCTCCTGATATTCCTTCTCCACTACTTCAGGATCGGTGTAATATTTATTTATTTCCGCTGTCATGTCAAAAAGAGATTTAAATACAACCTCTTGACATCCACACCGAACTATAAAACCATTTAAAACTGCCCTTATTACAACTTCTCTTGCCATTTAAACACCTCCTTTTAAAAGATTTCAAACATCACACCCACCGACAACAAAGCGAAGCATAGCCCGAACATTAAGCCCATGCAGATATTACGGCTCCGGTTGAACTTGTACTCGCTCTTTGCCTTAACATACTTGGCCGCATTACTAACAGCCAAAGCCCTTAGATTCTCATAGGTGTATTCCTGCCAGTCACCACACCAATATGCAAGAGAGGTTAGGGTGCAGTTTCGGTAACTTACACAATCTTTGCAGTCGCTCATTCCTTTGCCTCCATTGCCTTGAAAGATCGTTCTATTTTATTCAGCGCAAGACTTATTCCTGACCGAGATATTGTCATATCCGGCACATAAAGCATTACAACAGCCCTTTGAGCTTCTTCCCAACTATCATAATTAGCTGAGCTTATTTGTTTAATAATCATCTCTGAATCTTTAGTCTGTTGTTCATATGATTCGGTCATCACCCCTCCATTACCTTGATGTCTTTGGCTGTGTCAGTTGTGATTGCTTCACTCCCTTGTGGAAATAGTTTCATAAAATATTGTACTTGATCATACACTTGACATTCAGCCCCACCGTTTTTGTAGCATTTTTCTAATGGCCCTAATCGGCACGTTTCGCATGGCAATCCACTTGGCATTTTCAATCCTCCATTGCCTTGATGTACTCCCTGATTTGCTCTGGTATATCAGAATCATCCCAAACAGGCGTATTCCACAGAAATTTCAGCCAGCCTTCCAGCTTCTTGACTTTGGCTTGCTCTGCTTCAAGTGCCTTCTTATACTTTACTGATGGTAATGCTTCAATTTTCTTTCGATAGTTTTCATCAGACTTCTTTGCCCTCTCTCTTACCGTGTCTGGATGATGTTGCTTGCATTTGCCGTCTTTCCAAATCTTTCGAGAACATTGATAAGAATGCCAAATGGAACTATTATATACCTGTTCGTTGCATCTATCTGGATTCATTTTATTTTCCTCACAAGTACCGCCTTATCCCTTCTCGGATAGACCTCATATTTATCTGAACTTATTGTGATTACAAAGGTTCTGCCCTGTTGCGCCTTTATAAATATCCCGTCCATCAGAACGCTCTGCCCGACCTCAAACATTTCAAACCCGGATGGACATGGCCGGGAAGCGTAGCCGATTGCAAAACTAAGAAGTAGGGTAGATAACATTACCATCCAGCGCATATATTATTCCTATTTATCTTGTGCAATTTTTAGGGTTTTTTGGGAGCCAAGTTCTACTTCATAAGCATCAGCAATTTTCAACGGATTATCCCCCTGTCTTGCCCATAGTAAGACCCCATTAAACTTAGCTTCCACCAAACAACCGACTCTGTTGGCTAATTCACATATTTCCCAACACGCATCTTTTATGTCTGTTCCAGCGAATAAATCAACTTTCAAGGCAATTGATCTTAATTCTTTCATATAAAACTCCTATTTAATAGTAAAAGTGCGGGGCAGGAGATTTATTCGCTGTCCTGCTGCATAAGCGATATGCAAGGCTTCCGCCACCCGCACACTTGATTTCTTTGGGGCTGGCTTTCGCCTTTATCCATGAAGGGCTTGCCCCGTTGAAGCCGTTTGGAGGGACTACAATGCTTTAAGTTTGTTCACAATAATAGATAATTCATCACAGAACTTATCTAATTCGGCTTTCAGCTTTTCGCAGAACTTTTCGTCACGCTCAACTTTGAGAATTAAAGGTGGCATACCGGGATAATAGCTCATAAAATACCATTGGTTGAAGCCAGTTATCAACATACCGCCCTGCACCTGTTGGAAATAATCAGTCGGCAATTTGTTATCAAGCAAGTATCCAACATGGGTTTGAATTTGAGGACACTTCATTTCAAGTCCGGCATTTTCAAGAAGTCCGTCTGGAGAAGCACCGTATTTTCTTTGCTCATCCATGAATACAAAGCCGACTTTCTTAACTTCAACTTCATGGATAAACTCAAAGGCTTGTCTTGCTTCCGGCTCTAATTCCGTTCCTCTCTGCATTGCCGCATTGACATACGTTTCGACCTTGCTTCCGAGTATGATTTCACCTGCAAGCTGATACATATATTTCTGCCTTGATTTCGATGGTTCCCCTTTTGTCGTTACGATCTGGTCAAAGGAAGCGGCAGAGGGAATACCAACTTTAGCGGCAAACCATTCAGGACTTAATTGTTCGCAGTCAATTATTATCATCCGTTACTCCCCGGTTCATCAACGCCAAGCTCTTTGTTTTTCTTTTCGATAAGAGCCTTTAGATCGTCTTCCGCTTTGCCAACAGGCCCTTTTGCCTTTTGCTTGTCCTCTTTTGTCTTTTTGGATTTTTTGAGAACAGCCATAATTTCAATATATTTTGTAATGGGAATTTTTTCAATGGATTCAACCTTGTAGTGGTCGCAAAAAGCCTGTTCAGGACGTTCTAAGAAGATAACTATATCCCTGATTGTTTTAACTTGTTCTTCGGATATAAAATCCGGCTCTCCTTGAGCGTCATCGTCCATGTCATGTGTCGCAAGTCCGGTTAATGCAAGCAGGGTGTACCTCTCAAGATAGGATATGGTGCTTCCTATGGCCTGAATTGCGTTCTTCTTGCCTGAATCATCGGGTGAGGCTGATAGCTTGGTGTTTTCGCTATGCCCCTTCTCATGCGTAATGCGACAGGTTACGGTGATTCTTCCGCCCTCTCCCTGAAACGTATCCCATGTTGCAGACAAACCCTGAACGCTTAACGCTGAATTAATCTTGCTTGTAACGTTTGCAAGGCTGGCATGATTGTAAGACTTTGTTCCGCCTCCGGTCATCTCGTAACTTACATGCTTATCTTTCTCAATTTCAGGCGGATTCGCCTTAAACTTTGCCATTGCCAGATGATAGGCTTTCCGGGCTTCGTTGGCTTCCCATCTTTCCTGAAGGAGCATGGCCTTTTCCACTTTTTCAAGATCAAGCCCCTTCTCGATTGCCGCCATCATCATGCTTGCCGGTGTCAGTGTTACCTCATATTTCGCTATTTCTTCTGTCATAATCCCTCCACTTTATTCAGTATATTCAATGCAATGCTTTCAAGATCGTGTTCAGCTTCTATTAAAATCTTTTTTACGGCCTTGTTTTTGGGAGCGAAAGAGCTTTCCCGAACATAAGCAAGCAGATTGTTTGCATAAGCAATCAGCTTCACCTTGTCCGGTTTTAATTCTTCCCGCCTTGCTTTCTCTGCCGCTTCTGCTTCTTCCCTTTCCTTTTTTTCTCTGGCTTCACGCTCTGCCTTTTCGATAGCCTCTTTTTCAGCTTTAATACGAGCGTTTTCAGCAGCTTGTTTTTCAAAGGTTTCCCTGTCTTTACGCTCCTGCTCTTTCCTCTTTTCATCTTCAAGCGCCTTCTTTTCAGCCTCAATCTTCCGGGTAGCCTCTTCTTGCTCTTTACGGATGTTATCAAGCCGGAGCCTTTCCGCTTCCTGTTCTTTGCGCTGAACTTCTAACCGTGCGTTTTCTTCATCACAGATTTTCTGCAATGCAAGGCGGTCGGCTTCCGCTTGAGCTTTTTCATCGGCAATTCTTTTCTGCTCGATTTCGTAAGTCGTCTTTGCAGAAAAAAGCAGGGCATCATATTCACCATCGCCCATCGTTGCAACTTCCATGAAGGGCTTAACGACACCATATTTCAGCAAACCATTTATCCGGGATTCAATCTTTGCCCGGTTTCGAGCTTCTTCTTCTGCCTTGATTCGTTCCTTCTCTTTCGTGACCTTTTCCTCTTCGGTTGTCAGGTGCGTTTCAATAGGCTCCATCAGATCAAGAAGTTTCTTGGCATTTGTGTTGTTGTTTTTGATAAAAAGCTGTGCCTCTTCGTTGGCCTTCTTCCGCATTTTGTCAACCCCGGTTCGGTGCTTTACCATAACCATCCTCGCAGAGTGGACGGATTCAAAGCCTTCTTTGTCGTCAAGCCCTTCGATAGTGAGGTTAAGATAAATACTTGCCATCTTGGATATTTCGGCCTCATTCACATTATATTTTACTGGTTCGTTCATAATCCCTCCCCTCAAAATGGTATTGTGTCATCATCAGGATGCTTCTGTTCCTCATACCCCGATTCATCCTTAACCGTTTTCTCCCCATTCTTCCCGCAAAAACTGAAATTTGAAACCACAATCTCTGTTGCATATTTCTTTTCACCGTCTTTGGTTTCCCATGACCGGGTTTGAAGTTTGCCTTCGATTAGAATAAGTCCGCCTTTAAAGAAATATTCCTTAATAATTTCCCCTGTCTTGCCAAAGGCGACTGCTTTATGCCATTCTGTACGGCTCTTCTTTTCTCCGGTCTGTTTGTCTTTCCATTCTTCGGATGTTGCTATTGATAAGTTACAAACAGCATCACCAGAAGGCAGATATTTCAGGCTTGGGTCGTGACCAAGTGCCCCGCAGACAATTGTTTTTTGGTATCCTGACATTCTTCTCCCTCCTTAGTTCTTTCCAATAATCGCAAATCCATCTCGATCCTCCAGTTCCAATATAAATCTTCAGCCTCTTCCGTTGTAATGTTTAATAAATTTAAACAATTCATAAGAGCTTTCTTCCGGTTTTCAGCCCTGAAATTCAATCCTTCTTTACTTGCCGATGTCCGTTCATTTGCAAGCAACAGAATCAATATATCTGTAATCACTCTCTTTTCTCTTTCATCCATGAGCATAATTCCTATTTAATGGGACTTCTGTGATTGTTTGATTTCCTTATTTCATAGCTGAAACCAAAAGTCAAGAACTATTTTCATATATTTATGAATTTTTTATATCTATATGAATTTTCTTCTTGACTTTTAGTTTTAGTGCGTGTACTAAGACACCATGAACTCAAAAATATACTTCAGAAAAATAGCCAGAATCAATCGCAAGCTGTTGTTACAACATGGGTTTAAGGCTTCCACTCTTTCAGAGTACGCCAATGGAAACATATTCCCATCTTTATCGGCAGCTAAAAAGATTGCTAAAATCACAAAAACAGACATAGCGAATTTTCCTGTTCTAAAAAAGACAAGGTGACTCTGTGAAAAAATGCTTCTACTGTTTTAAGGTTAAAGCGGATGATGAATTTGATAAGCCGTTAAAGGAATGGGTTCTCCCGGTATGCAAGGAATGTGAAATCTCCTTGTGCCCAAAAGGAACCTCTAAAAAGAAAAGAAAAAGCGACCTAAAAATGCGGCTTAAGCACAACACAAATCTATACATTATTCAGTCAATTTTGGGCGGCCCCATAAAAATAGGCGTTTCTAAACAAGTTGAACTTCGGCTAAAAGACATTCAGCGTGGGTCTCCCTTTAAACTTGTCGCAGTAAGAATAATAGGAAAAGTCCCATCCATAATCGAAAGAAGGCTTCATAAGCAACTTGAAGAATATCGTTTGCATGGCGAGTGGTTTAAAGAAGAAGCCTTAAGCATAGCAGATCAGTTACTGGAAACCATTTTAGACGACCCAAAGGAGCTTATATGATTTATAAAACTGTAAAAATTATTACAAGGGCACTGGGGTTTTCGGTTTATGAAAAAGTGTTAATTGAAACATGGTGGTTTCTCTTTATTCCCATCTATACAAAACAGACAATAATTAAAAGCAACAGATAGAAGGAGCTTTTATGAGCGCACGAAAGGACTTCCACCGCCTGATGGAGCGATACAACCGCAGATTCGGCAGGAACTATCAGTCTGTTGAGTTCTGGCTCCGGGACTTGAACTCAAGACTATCAATCAGGGCAATCGCTCGGCTGATACGGGTAGATAGGGATGTGCTTACAAGAAAATTGAAGGAGATTTTCAATGGCAAAGATAATTGATGTTATTTTACACACGAATAAGTATTTTACACAGACCTTTGCCGTTCTTGATGAATCGCCCAAATTTTTATACGAGAGAAAAGGAAACTGTCTCGTTGCGAGCGATGATGGTTTTTATAACACTTACTTTTATGAAGCCCCAAGCAAGCGATGGGAGGCTTTTGCCGGAAGGCAGTTTGATATTCCCATGAAGGATGGGACAATAATAAGAGCCATTGGACAATGGTGGGACGGTAAGCACCAGCAAAACGCCCCTGAACCTATTGTTGATGTCGGAATAGCCACCGTCAAGGAATTGGAAAAATGCTATGTGTTTTGCTCAGGGCATATCAGCAAGGCAAAATTTGATAAATGGATGGCAGAAAACGAGCCGTCAACGGACTATTGGAAATACGATTTGAGACGAAAAAACAAAGGGGATACAAATGGATAATGAACAGACATTGCACGACTGCCCAAGATGCGGAGGCACAAATGAGAACTTTGGCGGCTTCTGCACATATCCGGGATGTAAAAAAGGTCAGGTTGATAACCGCCCTGATTTATATGAGGACGACTTTGAGGATGAAAGGAGGAGCGGGAGATGATACAGAGATATGATGTAGGTGGCGGTGTTTGTTTTTCTAAAGGCAGATATGTCCTTTATGAAGAGCATCTTGCCGAGCTTTTTTCTGAAACCAGTAGCCTCAAACAAAACATATCTTTTCTGAGGGAAGAGCTTGCCGAGGCGAAGAAGGAAACCGCCAATCTGAAAGCCGAGATTCAGACTTTAATCGAAAAAGCCGCTAATTTTATCGGTACTGAAAAAAGCCTGTGGTCAATCGGGTGTATTGAAGCGGCCTTACATCATGCAGAATGGTTGAGAAGTGAGTGGGAAAGTGGCCTAAATAAAATTGCTGAACTTGAACTTAAAATAGTGAAACTCAAGGAGCAACCATGACCAACAAGCAATGCTCCTGTTGTGAGAAAGAACCACCTGCCGGATATATAGGAAATGGAACGTATCTTGAGGACTTGTGCCTGAAATGCTACCGCAAGGGAGGGGAAATTCAAGACGGATACAACAAAAGAACTACGCATATAA